TAGTTGTATCTACTCAGGGGGGGGCCACCACTCGAAAGGGTGGTTTAGTTGATGTCGTTCTTCGTTTGAAGAGCGAGCTAACTTCTCTTTCTCAGATTTCTGAGAAAGGAGAAGAGTTTAACAATAAGGTAAAAGACCTTATTGAATTGAGTTCATCAGGAGATATTTCTCCTGTTGTTTTAACTCTTGGAATTTCAGGTTCCTTAAAAGACCTGAATATCCCAGAAGAGGCGCATGTTCGCCTCATTTCCGATTTACTAAACCTTAGAAAGGTTGGTAAGTCGGTACCACTTCAGCCGGTAAAACCGGTTGAGGACTTGCCTGATGCTGAGCTACGCTCCGTAGGGCAAGATATGTTCAACAGATTAAATTCTGTTGCAGAATCGGGTGGACCGCTTCATGCGGTTCAATGCCCGAAGGGGCTTTCGGTAAGTGATTACCAAAAGCTCCTTAGAAGTACGATTAGTCATTCTTTAATGGCTAATCGTAAATCGAGACTCCTGCGTTTGCAGGTTGACTCGTTAAGATCTAAGATTAAATCTCTTAGATCTAGAGTACAGTCGGTTCAAGAGATTGAACCGTCTAAAGACTCCTAACCAACTAAAGTAACTGTTGGTTTTGGAAAGAATCGTAACAGTAAAGTTACGAAACCGTTTATTCTAAAGCCTTCTAAGGCTTTAGAAAGACTTGAAGCCCTTCATAAGAAGGGTCATTTCAAGAAATCTTCGAAATCAATTCGAAGAAGATTAAGAACTCTGAGATCTAATAAAGGTATCAGATTCCTTATCAAGTTGAATAAATTCTTTAAAATAGTCTATTCAACTAAAATCGATTTCAATCTAATCAACAAATATGTTGATTGGTTTGAAAACTTAGTTCTCGACCATGGTTATGATCGAGCGGCTAAAATTGCCAATTCTTTGGCAGGATATGCATTACGGTATTCCGTAAGTCATACATCTTCTAATGTACCAACTTTGAGTACGTTAGAGAGGAGTAATGTACCTAAGGTCTTAAAACCCTTTTTACATTACCTCCGAGGTACAATAGGCAATATTAATGCTGCCCATACAATCCTCTGCTTACACCGACTTTACGGTGTAGGCCAAGCTAAACCAGATATTTCTGGTATAGTCAAAGAAGGGGTCTTACCAAAAGACACATATTCCCTTGATCCAGACAACACTTCGTTGTATACTGGTAAGTATTTTGATAGATTATATCAACATACTGGAGACGACAAGTTCATCCGTTATAAGAGAGCTTGGTCTTATGTTTTAGAGCAGGAATTTCCTGCTAGAAAACAGTTCTCACGAATGGAAGCTCTTCAAGGTAAGGCCTCCATGCATATCTCGTCAAAGATGGGTCCTAATGGGCCTTGCTTTGCGGGGTCTCCTTTGGATGCGAAAGCACTCATGGAGTATAAGATGTCAAATGGTGATATCTTATTTGATGTTATCGAGGAATTAGCCTACGAGACATCGAATTCTTCTCTAATAGATTATATGAATCATATTAGAAAGGTAGTCTCATCTAGTAATGAAGAAATCACTACTGAAGAGGTTTATACTGGAAGGCTCTCAATTAAACAAGAGCATTCTGGGAAGTCGCGTATAATTGCAATTGTAGATCAATTTACGCAGTCGTGCTTGAAATGTATGCACGAACATCACTTTGAAATCCTTGATGGATACAAAGAAGATGGGACCAAGGATCAGGAAGCTGCTAGCGAAATAGCTAGACAGATGACCCTTGAAGCTTGTGATCATAATACTATTGTATCATCACAAGATTTGACAGAAGCAACTAATGCTCTGCCTATGGACCTACAAATTGAGATAATTTCTCAAATGTATGGTAACAAAGTTGCTAAACTTTGGTATAGAATATCCTGTGATAGGGAATTCTATTATCCAGCTGAAGATCGAATGATTCGATATGCAGTTGGTAATGGCATGGGAACCTATACAAGTTGGTCCATGCTTGCTCTAACTAATCACATGATAGCTAGAACAGCCATGCTGGAGGCATATGTGCCTTACCAGAAAGACTTATATCACTATTTAATAATAGGTGATGACTTCTGTTGTAGAAATATCTACTTAGCGGAAGTATACTCTGATATATTTCAGAGTATTGGAGTTACCATTTCAGTTATGAAAGGGTATACTTTCCGGACCTCGGAGTACTATATACAATATGGTACTATTGAGGGTATGCCCCAAGTGGTCGAATTGGCCAAAAGGGTCTACTTAAATGGTTGGGAAATAACCGCCATTAGACCAAAAGAATTATTTGAATTCTTTGGTGAACCTATTCACTTCACTAGTGTAGTGAATAAGGTTTTCTCGAGAAATTTCTATACATTAGATTGTAAGAAATTAACTCAACTAGCTGATTTGACATATCAGCCTGAGAAAGCACTTGCTTGTGCAGTTTCTCCCCGTTTACCAGTTTCTATTATAGACGCTGGTTACTGTGAATTAGATTTCAGTAATAAAATAACTGATATTCTATATTCAGAAAGTCCTTTATCAGATGAACTCTGGAAAGAACCTAGATTATCTTCACAAATTCTCAAATTTGGTGAGATAACTTTTGATGATTACAGCAATGCTATTGCTGTATACATATCATCTTTGATTGCCAAAAGGCTCAAAGATCCTATCAGAACTATTTTAAAGATTTCTGATATACCGTTATGGTCTTTCTATGAAGATCGACCAGATTGGTTTATTGACTCATTATATAGATGTCAATCAACTACTG